CGTAGAGGTACTCGTTCCTTGAGCGGTTATGTATATGCTCCATACGTGCCATTGCAGGTTACGCCTACTATCTTCGGTACAGAAGACTTTGTACCACGTAAGGGTGTTATGACTCGTTACGCTAAGAAGATGGTTAGACCAGATATGTATGGTCTTGTTATCGTGCGTGGTCTCCTTGGTGAGCAAGGCGCTAGTTAAGATTTGACTTAGGTCAATCATAACAAAGATTTAACCCTCGTCATTCATTTGGCGGGGGTTTTGTCTTTTCTGTAATCTATTTAGTTGTGATTTGAATAACCTCCTGGGTCGTAATGCCACTGGCCCTTGAAGAGATATAATTGAGGTGGCTGATTATATTTCGTGGAAGTTCAGGTTAACGTTAACCACATAATAAAGGAGGAAATAAATTATGGGTAATAGAAGATTGGGAGCAAGAAGATTAGATGCTGCTCTTAGAAGAGGTGTTACTGGGAAGGACACAAGTTATCAAGCAGGTGCTGGGATTTCAGATGCTGTAGTTAGTCACAGAATGTACAATGAAGGTGTATTTGTCATAACAGAAATTGTTTTAGACTTGGGTACAAGTGCTGCAGACATTAGGTCTTCGACGGTTGATAGACCGGTGGGTCTCCAAGGAAGCACTGATTCGGCACACTTGATGTTGTGGGAAGACGATATCCATGGACTGCTTTTAAACACAGAAACTTATGTATATGAAGCAGCAACTACAGTAACTGCAATGAGCATTGCGCAGGGTGACGCTGAAGCAGCAATTGACGTTGCGTTAACAAACAGAGCAGATATCAACGCTGGATTTGCAACCAGTGCCAAGAGAATTGGCGCAGCAGTCGTAAATGCACAGTCAGCATCACCAGATGGTAAGTATCTTTTCCTTACTGGCGATGACAATGCAGACACTGCTTTAAATGCAGGTCAGTTGGTTATTAGATTTGTCGGACTTAAGAGCGCAGACATTGATTTGTCATAAGTCATAAGGAGGATATGATATGATTTGTACAGATGGTAATGCTCCTGAGAAAAAGGCAGCACCCAAAAGGGTGAAGAAGGTTGAAGAACCAAAGGTTGAAGAACCAAAGGTTGAAGAAACTGAAAAAGAAGAAGGGTAGAATCTTTTTCACAAACCCCCCGAAAGGGGGGTTTATTTTTTGTAAATAATGTTATACTAGTTTAAGTTAAAGGAGTTTAAGATGGGTAAACGTAGAAAAAGATTAACAATGGCAAAGTATGCCACCAAGTATGCTACCAAAAGAGAATTGCTAGGATTCAACAAGCGAAAGGCAGAAGACAAGATGATTGAGATTGACATGACTTCTGGTGAAGAGATTAAGGAAGAAAAGGTCGTTGAGGTTATTTCTAATTCAGAACCAGCGAAGCAAGTGAAGGAAGACACCCCACCTTGGGAACCAGAACTTCAACTAGAAGAAGTGAAGGTTGAAGAACCAAGTGAGGAGATTCCACCTCCAGTGGTTGAAGCAAAGAAACTCACCAGTAAGCGAACCACTCGCCGAAAAGCAGCACCAAAGAAGACAGAAGAGTAACCAAGACGAAGTCCCCAAGTGTTTTGTTAAGTTCGAGACTATTTACTAAAGCACGGAGGACTTATTAATGGCACTACCTACTTTGTTACCTGCCAGTAACTCAAGTAAGAGCATCTTACCTGAAACTGGGAGTCACGGTAATGTAAATAGATTATTACCTTACAAGATATATTCAGACAACACTAGTGCATTATTTTCAGGCAATTTCGTATCGGGTGCTGTGGACCAGGTTGCTTACACCTATAAGAAACTTGGCGGAGACGTACTTGATATTGAATTGTCGGATGGAAATGTATATGCCGCATATGAAGAGGCAGTATTAGAATATTCTTATCTTATTAATGTACATCAGGCAAATAATGCCTTGCCGAGTTTTCTAGGGCACACTACGGGGACTTTTGACCACAAGGGCGAGTTAACCTCTGGTCCGGTTTCTGCGAGTCTTAAATACCCTAAATTTGACTATGGTTTTTCTAGGAATGTTTCACAGACCATTGGTGCAGAAGTTGGTCTTAAGGATTCTGTACAATATTCGGCATCGTTTGATGTAACTGTTGGACAACAAGATTACAATCTGCAAAGCATCATATCATCAAATACGGGCAGCACTCCATATCTAGGAAAGATTGATGGTAAAAGAATATTGATTAAAAAGGTTTATTATAAAACCCCAAGTGCTATGTGGAGATTCTATGGATATTACGGCGGTTTGAATGTGGTAGGCAACTTCCATAACTATGGTCAGTTTTCCGATGACTCTACATTTCAGTTGATACCGACTTGGCAAAACAAATCGCAGGCACTTGCATTTGAAGATGCGATTTATACTAGAATGTCACACTGGTCATACGAGTTGAGAGATAATAATATAAGATTATTTCCAATACCATACTCTGGTGGACCAACTAAGATGTGGGTAGAATTTTCAGTACCAACTTCAAATATAGAAGATAACACAAACGGCAGGTCGCAAATTGAAGGTGTGAACAATATCAACACTCTTCCATTTTCAAACTTGCCATATGACACTATCAACTCAATCGGTAAGCAATGGATTCGAAGATTTGCCTTAGCACTCTCTAAAGAGATGCTAGGACTAATCAGGTCTAAGTTTGCTACACTTCCGATACCCGGTGAGAGTGTAACACTGAATGGTTCAGACCTTGTTCAGCAGAGAAAGGATGAACAAAACAGTTTGAGAGAAGAACTTAAATCAACACTAGCAGAACTAACTTATACCAAGATGTCTGAGCAAGAGGCAGCAATGGTTGAGAGTTCTGAGAAAGTCTTACAGAGGATACCTTATTCGGTATTTGTGGGGTAACTAGCGGATGAGCGATAATAAATGGAACCAACCTGCTGCTCCTCCACCACCACTTTTCACTGGAAAGAAGGAGAGAGACCTTGTAAAGCAAGTCAGCGATGAACTTGTAGAAAGAGTCATAGGTCAGCAAATTGTGTATTATCCTATTTCAATTGAGGAAACAAACTTTCACCCAATCTATGGTGAAGCACTAAATAAAACATTCCTTAATCCTATTATGGTTTATGCACTAGTTGAGTGGAAAGGGTACGAGACCGAGACTACCAATCTTGGTGTAGACAGGTTATCCAAAATTACAGTTCACTTTCATAAGCGGAGATTGACTGAGGACCAAAATCTCTTTGTTAGGGAAGGTGATTTCATACTATACGGAGAAACTTATTATGAGATTGCGACATTGAATGAACCAACAAGAATCTTTGGTCAACGAGAGCACATGATGGAAATATCGGCAGAGTGCATCAAGGCAAGAGAGGGTTTGTTCAATGGAACGGCATAGACCATTCAGCGAGGGTCTGAATGAACAAGAGGGCAAGCAGATTGCCGACTCTCGTATAGAGAATATCGATACAGCAATGTACAAGTTCATTGATGAGCAAATGAACCTTCATGCACATAACGGAAAGGGATTTAAAAAGGTTCCTGTTGTTATGGCATCGTCGGAAAGGTCTGCACTTAGTAAGGGTGACTTGAAGGTTAGAGATGCTGAAGGTGCTCTTATTATGCCAATCATCACAATCGAAAGAACATCGATGGTCAAGAGTCCAACAGAGAAAGGTACTGTTTGGGCAAATGTTCCTGCACTAGACAAAGTAAAGGGTGGTAATATTCCTGTGATGCAAAAGATAGTTCAGGGCAAGACATCTAATTTTAAGAATGCCCATGCTCAAAGAAAGCACGGACAACTAAACTTTCCAAACAAAGTTGATAAGACTGTATACAAAACAGTGTCAATTCCTCTTCCTGTTTATGTTACAATAATGTACCAAATAACAATCAGGACTGAGTACCAACAACAGATGAACGAACTAGTTATACCATTTATGACGGTTCCAGGTGGAATCAATTATATTATCATAAGGGACGAGAACCATAGGTATGAGGGATTCATTCAGCAGGACTATACACACGAGAACAATATCAGTAACTTTTCAAATGAAGAGAGAAAGTTCGAAACAAAGTTTAATATAAAGGTTTTGGGACACCTAATCGGAGACGGAGTTAATCAGCGAACACCACAGAAAGTGGTTAATGAAACTGTCGTCGAGGTTAAAATCCCAAGAGAGAGACAAGTTGTCGACCCTGACGAGTTGGCAAAGTACGGTTTATGAGGTTTAGATAATGGTTATGAAACCAACAAAACCAAGAAGAATAGAGGATAAACCATTTCCTCGTTCTACAATGGAGACAATTGACTCAGCACTTCACAAATTTGTGAACGAGACTTTGGATATCAATTGTGTTACAACTACTGGTTTTAGAAAGGTTCCTGTAATTTGGTCTTCTGCTGAGAGAATGTATCAAAGCAAGAGTGACCAAAGAATTCGTGATAAAGATGGTGCTCTTGTCATGCCTCTCATCACAGTTGAGAGAACTGGTATTGTCAAGGACCCATCAAGAAAGGGTACTGTATTTGCAAACATCCCACCGATTGATAAAGTCAAGGGTGGTTCAATTCAAGTTTCAAGAAAGATAAATCAGGACAAGACTTCCAACTTTGAAAATGCTTCGTCAAAGAAAAGAAGAGGGCAACTAAACTTTCCAGGTCAAACAGCAGGGAAGACTGTCTACCAAACTCTGACTATTCCTCTTCCCGTTTATGTAACGGTTCAGTATGAAATAACTCTTCGTTCAGAATATCAAGAGCAAATGAACCAGATGCTTACACCGTTCATTACTCGTCCGGGTGGCATCAACTATGTAATCATCGAAGAAGGAAGGTTAAGATACGAAGCATTTGTTCAAGAAGACTTTGCACAAAACAATAATATTAGAAACTTCTCCAACGAAGAAAGAAAGTTTGAAACAAAGATAAGAATTGAAGTTCTTGGTTGGTTGACATCACAAGACAAGAACAGTCTTCAACCAGACTTTGCTGTTCGTGAAGGTGTTGTTGAGGTAAAGATTCCTAGAGAGCGAGTTGCATTTGCAGACGAACTCGAAACGGCAAATGGAAGACTTTATGGACTTGCGGGCATCAAACCAGATGCCAAGTTTAGAAAGGCAGTTGATGCGGATGACCCAATATCGACCTTCGGACCAGTGTCCGTTCCAGGATTACCGGCAGCAGCATCCTCTACCGGTACAGAGACGGGAACAAGAGGTCCCGAGGGTCCAGTGGGTCCAGCAGGTCCTGCGGGAGCAGACGGAGCAGATGGTGCAGACGGAGCAGATGGTGTAAGTGTTACTAATGTAGAGATAAACGACGATGACGAACTCGTAATCACTCTTTCGGATGGTTCCGTATTTAATCTTGGGAATGTAAAGGGTGACACAGGTCCACAAGGTCCAGCAGGTGCTGACGGTGCTGACGGTGTGGACGGTGTAACTCCAGACCTTGACATTATCTCTGGTTCTTCTGCCACATATCACAATATGTCTGCTTCCCTGTTTACATCAAACTTGGTCGATGCAGATAGGATATTGGCGGGTGATGTCGATGTAACTTCGATTAATGCTTCTGGGGATATTACACTTTCAGGTTTAGCATCTGCTACAGCGGTTAGCACAAAGTACTTGGCACTAGATTCTAGTAATAACATTGTTCTAACAAGTTCAAGTCCTTTGATTAATTTTGTTGTTTCTGGTTCGGATGCAACTTACCATACGATTTCTGGTTCAACAGTGACTGTCAACCTAGTGCAATCGGACAGAGCAGAGATAAATGATATTGATTTTACAAGTTTGTCTGGTTCTACAGGAACGATTCATAACCTATCTTCATCGACCATGACCTCTAATCTTATCGACACGGATAGGATTGATGTCAATGACATTACCGGCAACGGAGAAGTCACTTTAACTGGATTGTCTTCAGGGACTCCTGTCAGCGGCAAGTTTCTCGCCCTTGATTCAAATGACAATGTTATTCTGACTTCTGGTGGTGGAGGTGGAGACGGAACTATTGGCGAAGCAGAAGACGGAACCTATACAGATGGTTTGTTTACAGACTTTGTTTCATCGACCCCAATTGGAACTCCCATTGATAGATTCAATGAAGTGTTGAAGATTCTTGCTCCAAGTCCCGCACCGGATTTACGGTCAATTGAGGATGATATAGCAAACGGTGTTACGGCGAAACTTTCATTCGGTGCAACCCAGACTGTTCCACACTATTCGTCTTCCGCAACAGCAGCAGGATTTACAGCAGTTGATATTAACGAATCTTACTCTGCTACAAACAGCGGCAGGAATTTGAG